CCTTCAAAGGTTTTTAAGCCCCGATCAATCCCGGACATAACATCATAGTTATTAAGCGGAAATGCCCTTAAAACGCTTGAAAACGCCCATCCAGGCTTATCTTTTACAATGATCCATTCATTTATATCCCACGGATTAAAACCCGCTAAAATGCCCTTTAAAATCCACTGGTCATAATGCCTAGAATTAAAGCCAACCCATATATTAGATTTATTTTTTGAATAATAATTTTCAAGTTCTGATTTGTTGTTAACAATCACTTGTTCTTCCTGTTTAATAGGATCAATCAAGACAACTAACCAATCAAACTTGAAAACCTCAAAATCGTAAAATATTATTTTAATCACCCGCTTTTTTATGTTCTTCCGGGGCGCATTGAACGCCCCGGATTCACCATTTAAAATGGCATTTTAAGCATCATAAACTTCTTTGATCTTATAAGTTTTATAGCCCTTGGAATTCTCGCCATAATCAAGCAAGAATTCAAGCTTGTCGCAAGCTTCCGCAATATCAAGAATGATATTGTTATATTCCGCATAATCGCCATGAAAAGCGGCTTCCACATCGGTTTCCATGCTGTTCAAGAACTCATTTGCAAGATAAATCTGGAACGGCTGCAAAACAACTTGATTATAAAAAATACAAGATTTCTTGTATTCCCCTTCAAGAATGCGGAACATAATTGAAATCATTGGATCGCCCTTTTTGGAAGCTTTAAGTTCCATCTTTTCAACCTTGACAACGTATTCCCCCGGCTCAATCTCCGGAAAATCCGCCCCGCCGTTTTTCTTGATTTCCTCCAAATCCTTTTCAAATTTTTCCGCGTCAATCGCTTTATTCCACTTGCTAAAATCCATGTTTTAATCATCCTTTCAAGTAAGTTTCAAGTAAGTTGCGCCCGATATGCCCTAACACCGATCCTTCGGACGCGTGTTAACAAGCAAAGCGCCCCCCGCAAACTCTCTTTAATCTAATCTCTGTTTGCGGCACAATCTAATCAAAGCGCTTTTTCATTTCTAACTTTTAATAGTTTGTAAGTTTGTAAGTTTGTAAGTTAGAAAAGCTTGCTAATTAATAGATCAATAAACATATCCTTTGCCTTTTCTCTATCCGGCTTAATATCAAGTTTCTTGATAATGTTTCTTAGGGCGCTTTCCACCGCATACTCACCAAAAAGATTTTCAAGTTTCTCATTAGTTGCAAAAGTTTCCATTAAGCAATTCTTGATTGCATCGTTCCGCATTTCTGCAACTTCTTCTTCCGTCTTGTCTTTCGGCGCGGGAACAACGGAAACAGTGATTTGCAAAGCCTTTACAATACCTTCATCTTCAAGGGCTTTCATGAGCGCATCAAATTCTTTCATTTTTTACCTTTCCTTTCTTGTGCGGCGCGTCCGCTTGGGCGCTTCTTCTTTTGTTTCCTCTTTTACTTCTTCTTTTGCAGCTTCTTCCGCTGCATCGGCCTTTTTAATATCTTCTTCCGTAACCGGGAACGGAAAATCTTCGGGCTTCATCGGCGCGGGCGCGGGATTTCCGTAATATTCACGAACGGCATCAATCACGGCTTTCAAATCGTTGTCAATCTCCACCGCCGGAAATAGCCCAATAGGGCTTTTAACCGTGTCGTGTCCGTTGTTCTGCGTTTCAAAAGAATATTTACCATCGGAAACGCTTGTCTTAAGAACAATCGTGAACATTCCTTCAACCGTGATTTTTTCATCAAGCAACTTTCCAATTGTCTTGATTTTTTCATTGCCGTTCTGATCGCGTTCGATATGGGCCATGAAAACAACAATCTTTTCCGGCGGAAGCTCTCTAACGGATTGCACCAAATCCCAAAAGTTCACGGCAATTTCTGTGAACTTGTCGTAACCACGTTCCGTGCTTCGCCGCATGAACTCATTTGCCATAAGATATTGAGCATCATCAATAACAACCGTGTCCGCAAAGGATTCTTTAACAAACTTCTTAATCTGTCTGTAAGAATCGGAATTGATTGTTTCGTTGAAGCTTCCACGGAACGGAAGCGGCTTCCCGGCAACATTCACAAGCGCAACTTCATCCGGCTTGAAATTTCTCATTGACGCGCTTTTTCCTGTTCCGGATTCTCCAAGAATCAGAATTGGAATTCCCATTTTTTAAATCATCCTTTCTTGCTTTCTTCCTTAATCGCACAAGCACGGCAAAGGCTTCCGAAAGAATAGCCTTTCCGCTTGTCATACGAAAACGGCTTGTTACACTTTTCGCATTTGCAAAGAACACGATTTTCTTTTGATACTTTCATGAATTCCCTCACTTGATTTGAATGTTTTTGTTTTTTACAAGGCGGCATCCCGGAACTTGAATATTAGTTTTCAAAAGCTCTTTCAATGCGGTTTTGTCCGGGGCTTCTTCCGTCTTGATCCTCATGTAATCTTTCGGAATCAATCTTTCATCCACGATTTCAACGGCTTCCGAATTGCGGAAAGAAACTTTGACTTTCGGCGTTTCAAATTTTTCGCCGTTTAAGGCGTTTGTAAGCCATTCTGAAAGACTTTCAATCTTGCCCTTGCAACTTCTTTCCCGATCTTGAAAAGCTTTTCTTTCGGCTTCCAGTGCGCTTAAATCGGCTTTTAGATTCTTGATCCACAAAGCAACGGATTCAATCTTTCTTTCCCGCTCCATTTGCAACGCTTCAAGCTGTTCCGGATCAATGATTTCCCCCGTTTCCGGATCAATGCAATTCATAATCCTTGCATCAATCTCATAAAGAGTAGCCATTTATTCACCTTCCTTTTCTTCTTCGCTCATTTTCAAGCCATCAAGAACACTTGCGAAATTGTGCATCATACAAAGTTCCCCTTCCGTTTCTGCTGCTTCACTTGCTTTTAGCATAGCTTCAACAAGCGGCGTTAGATATTCGTGAACCCATTCATTTCTAAGTTCCATCGTTCAAACCTCCTTTCTTGCATTTTCGCCGTCATTATATGCCATTTAAAATGGCATTTCAATTGACAAAATAACCAAATTTAGTTGAACTAATTTGGTATATATGCTTGAACAAGTTCTAATTCCGTTGCAACTGTCCAATATTTGTTTCCGTCCCAAAATCCTTCATGCCATTCATCATAATCAACTAAAACATTAATCGTATTGTCATGTTCAAGAACTGTTCCAAGCCCGTATTTTTTGTGCTTTACCGTGTCGAATTCGTGAAAGCTCCCATCCCTTCTTCCACGGCGCTTTTTCGGCTGTTCTTCCGCCAAACCTTCAAACATTTCATCCGTCCAGTAGTAACCACATTCTTCAATGCAATATTGTCCAAATGAAAACTCTTTAATTGTTACAATTTTCCCGCGCAATTTAAACATATCGTCAACAACTGAATTTTTTAACATTCCGTCTTTCATGGAATAGAATTTGTGTCTTTCCAAATCAGAACGAACGCGGACTTTATCACCAACTTTGTATTTTGACATTTAAAACACCTTCTTTTAACGGTCAAACCATTTACTAATTTTCACATTCGGAAGAATAGCCATTTGTATAGTGTTAAGCTGTCTAATTAAATCTTGAAATTCCGCAAACTGATTCGGATAAAGAACGATTGCAATTCCCCCGGCCTTGCGGATTTCGTCAATGTTCCAAAGCTGCAATTCTGACGGCTTCCCGGTTTCGTTCTTAAGCTCCACCCCAAGGAAATAACCATTGCAGCATACAAGCAAATCCGGAACGCCGGAACGCTGAACGCCATTGCTCCAAGTTTTCAGAACCCAACAATTTTGATCCTTCAAGAACTTTTTCACTTTAGTTTCAAAAGCCTTTTCACGCATAGCCGAATTCCTTTCTAATCCTTTCAATGATAAGCTTTCCAGGAACGTTTGTAAGAATCGTGTACCATTCACCCATAAAGAAATTTTCTAAAGCTTCAATTAACCAAAGATCATTTTGCATAAAAGCTTCCCGGTAATCGTCCACGGCTTGTAAAATGATTGCATTAGCTAAATTTTCATAAGCTCTTTCAATTCCGCCGTCAACGTTACGATTTTTATTAAAACCAGCTTTCATTTATTTAATCCTCAAATAATTTATCCGTGTATTCTTTCCGAATATCTAAGGTTTTTAAAATATCTTCTTCCACACTATTCCGACAAATCAGAACGTAATAGAAACAAGTTTTTTCTTGTCCTATCCTGTGAATTCTTTTCTTGGATTGATCGAACAAATCTTGTCGCCCATCCGGAAGCGTAAAATAAATAACTATATTCGCCTTTTGAAGATTTAACCCCATTGCCCCGGCTTGATATTGAACAAATGTTATAGAATCCGATTCCATATCATAGGCTTCAAGCTCTTTTCTTTCGCCGTTTACGATTCCAAAAGGTTTTTTTAATTCGTGAACAATCGGAAGCATAGCTTTTAATTCATCCGTGAAATTATAGAAAACTATGATTCTATCATTTGTGGATTGCAGCAAATCCCGGAACGCTTCAAGCTTTTCTTCCGAATACTGCCCGCATAGCTGACGGGAATAAAGCCGTTTTGTTAGTTCCGTATCTCCAACAAGGTTCACGCCGTTTATATTAACGATCAAATCACGCTGAAACTTGCGATATTCTTTTGAAGTGTTAACTTCAATTTGTGTTACAATCTGATCCGGCAATTCAAGAACTTCTTCCGTTTTCATGAACACCGCGCCATGATCCCGCATCTTGGATTTCAACCGTTCAACATTTTTATAAGGCTGTTTCTTGTCCACAACATGAACAATTTTTGAATTTAAGCCCCATCCTATTTGTTGCCGCTTCCAATTTACATATTGGGAATTATAAGTGTCTTCGGAAATATCCCAATCCAACAAGTGAATTTGCGTCCATAGATTTTCATATTTACCGGAAGTAGGCGTTCCGGATAAAAGAATCACGTTCGCCGGGTCAAGCCGCAAAATGAATTTGCTTTGTTTCGCTTTCCGGTTTTGGATCAAAGAACTTTCATCAAGCATTAATGTAAAATCTTCAAGCTGCAAAAGCTCTTTTCTTCTCCAAGCAAGTTCATAATTGATAATTCCAACTTTGGGAACTTTGATTTTTTCAGAAAAGAATAGTTCAAAATCCTGTTTCTTCGTCAAATCGTATTCTTCAACATCGTAATTATCATAGAAATGATTCATCCAATCTTGAATTTTTGATTTTTGGCAAACTATTAAATTAACCCGGTTTCCAAGTTGTATCATCTTTTCCGCGCCCACAAATGTTTTCCCCAACCCCATATCAAGATAATAAGCAACCCGGTTCAAATCCTTTGTTTGTTCCAAACATTCATTCTGATGTTTGAATAACTTCATCCACGTTCTTCCCTTCGTATTTCTCCAAGAAATCAAGCAAAGCTTGCTTCCGTAATTTGTAACTTCCCAATTTCATAAACGGAAGCAAACCCGCTTTCCGCAATCTGTGAACAGAATCAACATTTACTTTCAAAAGCTTTGCAACCTCTGAAACAGTAAATAGAACATCTTCCACGGATCAAACCCCGCTTTCAACTTTATCTTCAAAGAAATCCGCCCAATCAAATTCAAGAACTTTCCCGATTGCCTGGGCCGTTGGAACAGACGGAAGCGCAATCCCACATTCTATATTTGAAATAGTCTGCCGGATAACTCCAACCTTTTCCGCAAGCTGTTCTTGCGTCATTCCGGCGGCTTCACGAATCTTTCTAAGATCAATCATTCATACACCCCCTTTCCGTGATTTCATCATAAGCCATTTTTAATGGACTGTCACGCCATTATCAATGGCTTTTTATTTCATATCGAATCGACATAGCCGCCATAATAACGGACATTCCAATAAATAAAGCATCGTGCGAAAAATAACCATGCGTTAAAATGGTTAAAATTGTCCAAACCAAAATTGTAAAACTTGCCATTTGCAAAGCCCCCTTTCCACGAAAATAAAAATAACCGGGGATTTCTCCCCGGTTACTGTTCCTCAATCAAGATTTCATTGCAATCAAAGCAAACAACCTTGACTTCCTTTGTCGCCCGAACGATCAAGCCGCAGCACGGGCAAACATATTTCCGGGAACTGGACTTTTTACCGCCCTTCTTCTTTTCTTCAACCTTTTCGCGGTAAAGATCAAAAGAAGTTTTTCCAATGGAATTCATGAAGTCTTCAACTTCCTGTTTGGATTCTTCATTCAATGCGGTTTTGCTCCAACCGTATTTTTCGGAAGCTTCAACCGTCAATCCGTGGGCTTCCGCCGCTTCCTTGAACTTCTTATTGTGGTAAGTTCCGGCGCGGCTTGTGTCCTTAACGCCATTTTCCAGATTGAAAAGATGAATCATTTCATGAAGCATCGTTCCGGCAACTTCTTCATATGGGCGGGAAAGATATTCCGCACAAATGTTGATTTCGTAATAACCTTCTGTTCCGTGTCCGGCTTCCTTCCAAGCCTTATAAGAAGTACACCAACCGTAAGCGCCTTTTGTCGTGTCCGGGCTTACCGTGATAACGGGCTTGGAAAGCTCCCCGTTAAAATACTTCCAATTGAAGACTTCAAACAAATCTTCAAGCTGCTGGATCGTGTTCTTTAAACTTGTGTTTGCCATTATGTTACTTCCTTTCAATATGTTCTTTGTGATTTGCTACGCTCATTATATGCCATTTTAAATGGCAAATCAATTGGTAAAATGCACAAAATTAATGGCATTTTTTTATTGACTTTTGCCATTAGAAATGGCTATACTATCTTTGAAAGGAAGTGAATCCGTGAATATATTTGATAAAAGATTAAAAGCTTTGCGGAAGGAAAAAGGGAAAACGCAGCAAAATATTGCTGATTTATTAAATGTTCAACGCTCTACATACGGCGAATATGAACGGGGAAAAATTTTGCCCCCGATGGACAAAATGAAAGTATTAGCTGATTATTTCGGCGTTTCCATTGATTATTTAATAGGCGGAAAGAATGAAACAGAATTCGGAACGGAAATAACAAATATTGACGTTTCCGGACAATTAAAAACAGCGTTAAATTATTTAAAAGAAAATCAAGGTAAATTAATGTTTGACGGGGAAAAATTAGATAATGAATCAAGGGAACTGTTAATTCAAAGCTTAGAAAACGGGCTTAAAATGGCACAAATAATAAAGAACAACAAAAATGATTGAACAACTTGAACAATCTTGAACAGTAAAAAAGCCTGTAAAATCAAGGCTTTCAATCCCATGTTCAACTTGTTCTTGAACAATTTGATTCTTTTTTAATCAACTATGGATCAACTAAATCATCAACTAATCATCAACTAAAAATAAAAAATATAAGAATATACAAAATTAACTTGAACAACTTGAACAGAACGCCGGAAGTTCAGTGTTTTCAACGGTTTTAGCTGTTCAAGTTGTGTTCAAGATGAAGAAAGGAACTTGAACAAATGGCAAAATTACGATTAACAGATAGAAATAAAGGAAAGTTTGATAAAAACGGCAAAAAGAAAAAACCTAATTGGCAATGGCGTTTTGAAATCGTGGTAAACGGTCAAAAACAGAACTTTTCAAAATCCGGCTTTGCTACTAAAAAAGAAGCGGAAGAAGCGGGAACGGCTGCTTTAGCGGAATATCAAGGTGGCGGATATGTAAAACCGAAAGAAATTGTTGTTGCTGATTTCTTGGATATTTGGATTGAAAAATATGTTCAAATCAATTTGCGGCACAAAACCCAACTTTGTTATATAGGGATCGTAAACAATCATTTAAAGCCCGCTTTCGGTCACTATCAATTAAAAGCTTTGAACGCCGGAACAATTCAAGATTTCGTAAATGATTTAAAGAAAAAGGGATTTTCCGAAAGGCACACAAGCAATATTCTTTCAACATTTACAACGGCTTTGAATTATGCGATTGAACCGCTCCAATTTATCAAAGCGAATCCAACGCAATTTGTGCAGCTTCCACGATTTGAGAAAGAAGCAAAACAAAGAATTGTGATTGAGCAAGATAATTTTGAAATCATAACTTCAAGATTTCCGGAAGGGAACAAATGGCATTTGCCGCTTATGATCGGTTATCATACCGGAATGAGAATTTCAGAAGTGTTTGGATTGACATGGAATGATATAGATTTGGAAAATGGAATTATAAGCGTGACTAAGCAAACTATCAGATATAAGCCCGATAAAAACACAAAAACAAAATGGACGCTTGGAAAGACAAAGACGAAAGCGGGCGTAAGAAGCTTTAAAATCGGTTCTACGCTGCTTGAATTGCTTAAACGTGAAAACATACGGCAAAAAGAAAACCGCTTGTTATACGGCAAATATTACGTTAAATACGATGTAAAAGAATTTACAGATAAGAACGGGGAAAAGCTCTTTGAAATGATCCAATCCAAAACGGAAGATATTAACCTTGTTTGTGTGGATCATGATGGAAGCATGATAACAACCGATAGTTTCAAATATTGTTCCCGTGTAATTCACCATGAATTAAAATTAGAATTTGATTTTCATAGTTTAAGACATACCCATGCAACAATTCTTGCTGAATCCGGCGCAAATCCAAAAGCGCTTCAAAAAAGAATGGGCCATGAAAAAATTGAAACAACTTTAAGAACATATGTACACAAAACAAAATCAATGGAAGATGAATCAATTGAACTGTTTGAAAAAGCAATTCGCGCACAAAAATAAAAACGCGCACAAAACGCGCACAAAAACGCTGTGCGCACATGAAAAACCTCAATAAATCCCCTAAAATCAAGGCTTCCGAAACAGAACTTTCCAAATAAGTTCTTCCTCCGGTTTCTCCTCTCCCTTTGGCCTTGATTTATTCGGGGCAAGCCTTGAACCCTTGTGGCTCAAGGCTTTTCTTTTGGTTTCTATTTCATTTCCTATCATTTACAATCATTAAAAATCATTTAGTGTTTTTACGCTTGTGCGCACAAAATGCGCACAAGTTTTTTGTGCGCACGTTTTAAAAATGCACAATCAAACGCCATTAATTTTGGCAAATTTGTATATTGCAATGCCATTATAAATGGCGTATAATAGCGGCAAGATCAAAAAAGCTATTTAATGAAGAAAGGCGGTTTTTACATATGGCTTACAAGATCATTAAAGAACATTTCAAAAGCATTCACGAAATGATTTCCGTGATTGAATCCAGGCCCAACAATAAAGTTATGGCGGACAAGCATTCAAGCAATACCGGGGATTATTCTTTCACCAAAACAAAATCTATGGATGAAGCAAAAGAGCTTTTCCGGAACGGTTACACTGAAATTCTTCCCAAGATCAAAACGGGCGTTTCCAACGAATTCAAAAGAACGGAAGTCCGGAACCGCCGGAAAGTTGAAACGGGCGTTATCGGATATGCCCCCCATGTTCCAAATGCTATTCTTGGGCTTCCAAATTCTATGATTCTCACAAAAGCGCAGCCCCAAAAAGTCAAGGCCGTTTCTATCGTTGTCGGAATCACTGAAAATTGCGGAACGGAAGCGGACGAATTTATAACTTCCGGAATCGCTGCAATTGGTGTTGTTAATACTCTGGAATTGCGCGGGTATCGTGTAAATTTAAAAGTTGCTTTTTGGTGTGCAACGGGCGGCAATGAAAGAGCTTGGGGAACAATAGATTTGAAGGATTATAGGGAACATCTTGATTTACAAAAGCTTTGCTTCCCTCTCGCGCATCCTTCCATGTTCCGGCGTTTAGGCTTCAAATGGCTTGAAACGCAACCGGAAATTCAAGATAGCGGATGGGAATGGGGATATGGTAGTCAATTAAGCGATTTGGATTACATCAAGAAAAACTTCCTTGCTGAAAATGAATACTTTATCAATCTTGCAATCACTAAGGAATGCAAGTATGATCCGGACGAAATTATTAAACGCTTGAACATTGAAAAATAATATACAAATCCGCCAAACAAAATGGCGGATTTTTGTTTGATTTGCCTATTGCCATTTTAAATGGCATTTGCTATAATAAAGCCATCCTAAATAAACATTTCAAGAAAGGAACATAAAAAATGATTATTCTTAAACAGTGTGAGCGCGTTCTTCTTGTTGCGGACGATAACAACGAAATCCTTGCTATGTACCAGAATCGTACATACAAAGCAACCGGAAGTTTCGCTTGTGTCTCTGATCCCACGCAAAAGCCCCTTTACCCGCATCTTCGGGCGGAAGTTGAAGCGAATCTTGCGGCGGCAAAGAAAGAGCTTGAAAAGATCGAAAAGAAGTTTTCCAAGCCCGCCCCCGCTGCTGATCCCGCTTCCACCGTTGGAAGCGAACTTGAAAATCTTCTTATCAAGACGATTGCAGCCGCTTCCGTTGATAAGATCGTGGAAGAAGCCAAGCCCCAACTTAACGACTTCATTATTAAAACCTTCGGAATGCTCCCCAAAGTTGTTGAAGTGAAATCCCCCGCCGGAAATCATGAAGTCAAGGGCGTAACCCATGAAGCCTTTGAAAAGGTTTTGAAGCTTGTGAATCTTGATATTCCTGTTTTCCTCTCCGGCGCTGCTGGAACGGGCAAGAACGTAATTTGCAAGCAAGTTGCGGAAGGGCTTGGGCTTGATTTCTACTTTACCAACGCCGTAACCCAAGAATATCAATTGAAGGGATTCATTGACGCAAACGGCAATTATCACGAAACGCAATTTTACAAGGCTTTCACGAACGGCGGCTTGTTCTTCCTTGACGAAATGGACGGTTCTATTCCGGAAACGCTCATTATTCTTAATGCAGCAATCGCAAACGGATATTTCGATTTTCCCACGGGCAAGGTTGAAGCAAATCCGAATTTCCGTGTGATCGCCGCCGGAAACACCGTTGGAACGGGCGCGGATATTGAATATACGGGCCGTTATCAACTGGACGCAAGTTCCCTTGATCGTTTCGCATTGATCGAAATTAACTATTCCCCGGCGATTGAAGAAAGCGTAACGAACGGAAACACTGATCTTTGCAACTTCGCCCGGACGTTCCGGAAAATCACCGATAAAACCGGAATCCGCTGCCTGTTTTCCTATCGTTCTATGGAAAGGATTGCAAAGCTTGAAGGGACGCTTGATCTTCCGGAAATCCTTAAAATCTCTCTTACCAAGGGCTTAAGGAAAGACGATTTGAACATTCTTATCAAGGAATTTGCAAGTCTCGGATTCTTCAATAAGTACGTTGAAGCCCTTAAGAAAATCGCATAAAAAGAAAAAGCCCCGGTTAATTCCGGGGCTTTTAACTTATTAATTACATTTTTTAAAAATTTTGTATTTTATTGTTTGAAAACGCTATCAAAGTAGGTATAGTGTAACAAACGAACATTAGTTCGTGTAAGAAGAAAGGAAGTGTCAAATTTAATGAAAAAAACAAATAGTATAGCAACAATTCACAATGAGAATTCTTTTATCGAACGGCAAATCTATTTAGATGAAGAAAATAACAAATTCGTGAAAATATGTGATACTTTCATTTCTGTTAGTATTTTAAAAGAATACTATCATTATAGTGTACGTATTTGGTTTTAAAATAAAAGAAAAAGCCGGGGTTTTATGCCCCGGCTTTTTTGTGTATATTCGTCATTTTGAATAATTAACTTCAAAAAACTTTGTACATTTTGCGAATTGAAAAGCCATTTTAAATGGCATATAATAAGCCCGTAAGTTAAAGAAAGGAAGTACATAAAATGAAATTACGCTTCAAGGATTTTAAATTCGTTTCGTTCTACTATGGAAGCATGATCGAAAACGGCCCGCGCTTTGCATATGAAATTTGGTATACAAATCCAGAAAACGGGAAAACAGGCAAGTTACATGAAATCTGTTTCACCAAAAAAGCCGCTGAAAAGTATGTTAGAGAACTAATAAAAAATTTTAAAAAGATAGCTGAACAAAAAGAAAAAGCCGGGGCATAAAACCCCGGCTTTAACTTATTTAACGATCTTCAATTTTTGCCCGATATAAATTTTATTCGGATTCTTAATCCCGTTATCCGCTGCAATCTTTTGATAAGTTGTCCCGTACTTTTTCGCAATAGCGGAAAGCGTATCGCCAAAACGAACGGTATAATATTCAACTTTCTGTTCTTTTGCTGCAAGCAATTCATTAACTTTCTTTTGAACCGAATTATAATTATATCCGGCGGCGGTCAAACGGGCTTTTCGATCCTCACCGTTTCCCCATTTTCCCGCAATAACTTCTTCCGCAAGCTCTTTAATAGTTTTCTTTTTTGGCTTTTCTTCCTTAGTTTTTCCGGCGATAATTGCGGGATAATCTTTATAAGCAATATTCAAATCAACATTCCCAGCAATCCCAGGAATAGAACCTTTGTCGGAATACTGCCAAATTCCGCATTCCCGGCTTGGCTTGGAAGACCATTGCGCAAGCCAAGTATCAAATCTTGAAGTTAATTTTTCAAAACCGTGATTCAAGAAATCAAGATTTGAATAATTCATAGCATAATAGCCGCGTTCTTCCACTCGCTTTAAGAACGCTTCCGCCATTGCTTGAATCAATGCATAATCGGGAATTACACCGTTCTTCTTAGCATTGTTAATGGAATCATATTCATAATCAAAGCACACCGGATATTCAATTTTATAATCTTCGATTGCATTACAAACATAATCCGCTTCCCTCTTTGCTTCATCCACATTCAACGCATAAGAAAACCAATAAACACCAATAGGAAGCCCGATTTCATTACAAGCCTTTGCGTTATAATGAAATGATCCGTCAACATGATTTTTCCCATATCCGGCCCGCAAAATTGCAAATTCAATTCCGCTTTCTTTTACTTTTTTCCAATCTGGACGGCCCTGCCAAGCTGAAACATCAATTCCCTTGAAGCTCACTTGTTTTTGTCCTCCAATCGTTTAATCCGTTCTTCATGATCGTCATGATAACGAAAAAGCATTTCAATATTTTCTTCGTTTCTAACAAGGTGATCCCGGATATATCTTATTTCGTCCGTTGCCTTTTCATTTTGCTTTACAAGCGCATTAATAGAATCACAAAAGTTATCAAGTTTTACATTAACCTTTACGAAATTCTTTTCAATATCAAGCTTTTCATTTGTTCGTGATTCATTGTCTTTCTTGAACGTGCTGATTATTGCAACAATCACACCAACGCAAGAAATAACTGAAAGAATCAAAGAAACACTAATCGTTGTGTCCGGGGACATTTAATCCCCTTCTTTCACTTCCGGAAGCCCGGCAACGCTCGTAAGCAAGGAAAGAACGCCCGCAAGAACAGAAGCGGAAAGAACCATCATCCAATCAACGGAAGACATTACCGCCGCCGTTCCAATCGTTGCAATTGCCGTCTGTGCAACCGTCTTAATTGCGCGGATTGCTGCCGCCTTAAACCATTTCTTAGTGAACATTTTTTGAATCCCCTTTCATTTTTAAACTCCTATTACATAACGCAAAACACAAGCGTTATTTGCATAAGTGATCCCGTTTGCTGTTCCGGTTGATACGTTATTATCATTGCCGCCTATTTTATCATCATGGATATATAAATATTTGCTGCAAATATAACTGAAAGTTACATCGTTCATTAAAAATGAAAACCCTTGGGAAGCGTGATTTGCCACCATATATTTTGGAATGAAAAACGTTCGCCAATGATAATTTTGGGCCTGTCCGCTTGAATACCGGGAAAACACAAGAACAATTCCGTTCGGCTGATCGCTAACTTTTTGTGATAACGTGGCTGTTTGGCTTGCGTTCATATACCACGCGCCCGACCAAAGCAAAGCCCCGTCAAAATCTTTTATCTTCTTCCAAGCTCCCCAAACATTAGAATAATAAAAGCGTTCATAACTTATACTTGAATCCTTGGAACAAGAAGTTATTCGTTGGTAAAGCTGCCCTTCCATTCCGGCATCCATGACTTCAAGCGTGAAAGTTCCGGAAGAAAACGGGCAATTTACAAAATTAGCTGATCCGGCGCTTGCGCTCCCATAGAACCCCGGCGCGGTTATATCGTTCAAATTTGTTCCCGCTTCAATCGGTTCATAGCTTACGCCCCTACGCGCCAAAATCGGGAAATCAATATCAAGTAAATTGTCCGTTTCCGCAACTTTTCCAAAAGCAATTCCTTTTCCGTTTGCTTTAAAATCTATTAAAGTGAAAGCCGTTGGAATATCAAGTTCCGCCCGTGAACCGCTAAAATAATCGTAGAGCTGCAATGCTAATTCATAGGCATAATCAACATTAAAATATGATCCGGAAACAAAGCTTTCATTTCTGGAATAGATATTTCCGGAAGCAATAGCGCCCCATGATTCATTAGAATCTTTCTTTCTATAAACAACTTCATAATATTTATCATTTTTGTTGTTTACACTGGAAATTGAAAAGTTAAGTTCAACTTTTACCCTTGTTCCGTCTGTATCTTCATTCCCGTTCGCGTCACATCGGAAAGCGTTAAACGTTGTGATTTTAGGAAGCGCATAGGCAAGAACAGAAACGTTATTTGTAACCGTGGCTGTTCTTCCGCGTGAATCTGTAACCGTTGTTTTAACCGCCATTGTTCCACTTGCGGTAATAATATTTGAAGTGAAAGAAGCACCGGAATAAGTTACGGATTGAATAACAGTTTGATATTTTGTAACAGTGCTTTTGTAAGCTCCCGCCGCCGTGATTGCAACTTTCAATTTCGATTGATGTTGAACATATCCGCCAAATTTCGCCGCAATTCCGGAAACTGCTTCCGAAATTGCAACGCTTGAAATTGACGGGACAACGGAAGCCGGAACCGTTGCTTTGAAGCTAACGGAAGTCGTACCAATCAAAGTTGATCCGTTATAAGTCTTACAAGTGATTGTTCCGCTTCCGCTTGTAGCGCTTGGAATTGCGTTTGCAAGGGAAAGGGGAACAGTCCACGCATAAGACGCGCCAACGTTTGAAGCAATCGTTCCGGACAAGCTACCGAAAGAATAGCTTAGAACGTGCGTAAAAGCGCTTGTGGCGCGATTTGTGGTAATGGTAAGGGATTTACCCATTTCAACGCTTGAAGCGCTTAGAGACGGTTTTGAAGCCCTTGGAATGGTATTGAAAGTTCCCGTTCCTTTTGCGGTAACTGTTCCATAGTAAGTTCCGGAAAGTGTAACATTGATTCCGGCGTTTACCTCAAAAGCACAAGATTTTGTTCCGTCCGCATTGTGTGAAACGGTAACGGATTTTGTTACAATTGTTTTTGTCTGATTTCCGGAAAGAGACGCATTAAAAGTGAATGAATAGCTTGTTCCGTTAATTTTTAACGTGCCGGATTTCGTTGCGCTTGAATTGATCGTGTAAGAACTTCCTGTTGAAACAAGCTGCGCTTTAACTGTAACGGCGGAAGTATTGTTTGTTACATTTTGGCTTGTAACTTCCCAAACAAGTTTTATCTGATAACCCGTCCGAATTGTAGTTGTATAAGTTCCGCTTGTCGCCATTAAGTCACCTTCTTAAATGACAAATTTCCGTTTTGCCGGGGAATAAAAGCGAAATTTCCAAGCTTCAAAGAACTTAAAAATTCACCGTCCACGGCGTAAAATTTCCGGTTTTGCCAATATGCAATTTCCGCGTTATTCTCCAAAAATGAAATTCTATCATTCTCAATCCGCAAAGTTAGCTTGTTTCCTTCTTCTCCAAGAATGATATTTCCATTTTCAAAACGAATATATTTTGTAATCTCTTGAAATTGCGCATCCGTTCCGGCTTGAACATCCTCTATTTCTTTCCAAAATTCGTTAAACTGAAATTCAAAAGAATCATTTGTTTGTGTGAACTTTGTATTGATAGATTCAACTAATTCTTCCGCATCCGATTTTAAATAATAATCTTCCGAAACAGTTTGAATAATTTCCGTTGCTGTTTGCGAAATTTGGGAACTTGTTTGCTCTTGCAATTCAATAATTGCGTCATTTGTAATTCCCAAATTTGATTCAACGTTTTCAACTTTTTGTATCAAATTGCTTGTTGAATTGCTTGAATTCGTTGTTTGCTCCGTAAAAGTCAAATACGTTGTTCCAAGCGTTAATTTATTACTTGTCGGATTTGTCAATTCAATAGAAAGCTTTTTTACAAGAAAAGTTGAATCTATTCCGTGGGGCTTCGTATAAACTTTGATATAAGTTCCAAGTTTGAACCCGGAAATATCCTTGTTCAAAGCCGCCAAATCAAAGCCGCTCAATTCGATTGTTACGGATTGATTGATTGAAGTTGAAAGATATTCTTTCCCTTTTCTCAAAAGATTTATAGCTTGTGTAACATCGTCCCATGTTTGAGTTTTGAAAATC